TCTCAAAGGACAGGGTTTCATCTGGTTTGCTAAAGTCCACTCCGTGCCTAAAGGGAAAGGTTAGTGACCCTCGCTCTCGTGACAGTGGTAATACAACCCTGCATAAGACATTTACAGGCGGTGCATTATCCATGGTTGGTGCGAATAGTCCATCTGGATTAGCATCAAGACCTATACGAATAGTGCTTTGTGATGAGGTCGATAGGTATCCTACGTCAGCAGGGTCGGAGGGTGACCCAATATCACTTGCTAAGAAGCGTACTGCTACGTTTTGGAATCGCAAGATTATCATGGTATCCACTCCTACCAATAAAGGCGCGTCAAGAATCGATGATGCGTTCGAGTCATCTGACAAAAGGTTCTACAACGTACCGTGCAAACACTGTGAGCATAAGCAGGTTTTGGAATGGGCTAATGTTCAGTGGGAAAAGGACAAACCTGATACCGCTAAGTACATGTGTCAGGAGTGTAGTGTACTTTGGTCTGACTCTGACCGTAGATGGTCAATAAGAAATGGAGAGTGGATCGCAACTGCACCATTCAAAGGTAAAGCGGGTTTCGCAATATCTGGTCTATACTCACCATGGACTCCTCTGTCAGATGGTGTAAAAGAGTTCCTTGACGTTAAAAAGAACCCTGAGCAATTACGTGTATGGACGAATACTTACCTTGGTGAGACATTCGAGGACGAAGGTGAGCAAGTCGATGATATGGCGCTGGCTGAAAGGCGTGAAGAGATGCCGTATATTCCAGCGGATGTAGCACTGTTAACTTGCGGTGTTGATACGCAGGATAACCGACTGGAGGTGACGATGCAGGGATGGGGTCGTGATGACGAGTCATGGGTTATGTTCCACAAGACTCTATACGGTGACCCCTCAGCTCCTCAATTATGGGAGGCGCTTGACTCAATCATATTCAAGACCTATGAGAAAGAAGACGGCACTGAGATTTCAGTTAGGGCAACCGCAATCGATTCAGGCGGTCACTTCACTAACTCAGTATACAAGTATGTCAAAAAGCACACTGGTAAAAGAGTATTTGCAATCAAGGGTGTTGGTGGTGACGGTAAGCCAATAGTAGGCAGACCAAGTAAGAATAACATAGCTAGATGCCCATTATTTGCCGTTGGTGTTAACACGGTAAAGGATTTGGTGTTCGCAAGGCTCAAGGTAAACGAACCCAGTGCTGGTTATGTTCATTTTTCAGACGATTTGGATGACGATTACTTTAAGATGCTTACCGCAGAGAAAGTTGTGACCAAGTTTCACAAGGGATTTAAACGCAGGGAGTATGTCAAGATACGCCCAAGGAACGAGTCTCTAGATTGCATGGTTTACTCAATCGCTGCTTATGCTATAATAGGTGTTAATGTCAATAGTCTGTGTGACAAAATGGCACAGCAGAAAACTAAAGACACCGATAAGCCAGAGGACAAGAAAGAGAAGCGTAAGCGTTCCTTTGTTCCTAAAACTGGTAATAATTTTATTAATTCTTGGCGGTAGAATGGCTAACCTATTTGATGTTAATAGCGCACCTACGACTGAACCTACGGTATTTACCGTTGGGGATTTCGGGCAATGGAAAAGACCAGACCTCTCTGCTAATTACCCAACTTCAGATTACACTTTAACCTATGTAGCTCGATTAACCAAAGGTGGTTCATCAGAGATTAAGGTTGTGGCTACTGATTTAGATGGGGTTCACCTTTTCACTGTTAACTCAAATACTAGCTCTAGCTTTGATGCTGGATTGTACCACTGGCAGTTAGAGGTTGAGCAAGATTCCACTGGTAACCGTGCAGTTATTCAGACTGGTAATGTTCAGGTGGCTGTCGACCTAGATGACAATAACACCGACCCACGCATTCATGCTGAAATAATGGTGTCTAAGATTGAGGGTTTACTTGAGGGTAAGGCAGATAGCGATGTCACGTCATACTCTATTGCAGGTCGCTCAATCAGTAAGATGTCATTTCAGGAGTTGGTTGATGCTAGAGACCATTACCGTAGGGAAGTGGTTAAATACAACAATGAAGTTGCGATGAAGAACGGTCGCAAAGGCACTTCCACTATTAAGGTGAGATTCTAGAATGGCATTATTCGACTTCATGCGAAAGAAACCAGCACCACATAGAGCAAAGCGCTCATATGCAGGTGCTTCAACGTCACGTTTGATGAATGACTTTAATGCTAGTAATCGCTCACCTGATTCAGAGTTGAAAGATGCATTGCCTAAGTTACGCGAGCGTAGTCGTGACCTAGCTCGTAATAATGAGTATGTTAAACGATACTTTGAGCTACTTAAGACTAACGTAGTAGGCGAACGAGGTTTCTCGTTACAGGTCAAAGCGACCAATAGTAACGCTGGGTTAGACCAAAATGGTAATGATGCAGTAGAAAAGGCGTTTAAATCGTGGTCTAGAAAGGGCAGTTGTACCGTTGACGGTAAAATGTCTATGGTAGATGCACAGAAATTAGCGGTTGAGGCACTAGCTAGAGATGGCGAAGTGTTCATTATTAAGCACCGAAACTCTGCATTTAAGGACTCTTTTGCTATCGAATTCATCGAGCCTGAGCAGATTGACCAAGATAAGAACCAAACATTAAGTAATGGTAATCAAATTCGCATGGGTGTCGAGCTGAATAAGTTCCGCAGACCAGTGGCGTATCATATGCTATTGGCTCACAAGGGTGATTACGATTATGCGACTCAACCCCGCAGTAGTCAGACTGTGCGTATCCCAGCGGAACGTGTAATTCATATATTTAAGTCTTTGCGTGCTGGTCAGACCAGAGGTGAGCCTTGGTTATCTCCTGCAATTAACGCATTGAAGCAGTTAGATGGATTCCGTGAGGCGAGTGTTATCAATGCTCGTGTTGGCGCATCTAAGATGGGCTTCTTTACTTCACCTGCTGGTGACGGATTTACGGCTGATGACGTTGAAGATGGTGTTCCGATTATGTCGGCAGAGCCAGCATCGTTCCATCAGTTACCTGCTGGTGTTACGTTTGAGACGTTTAACCCGACTTTCCCTAGTAATGAGTTTGAGTCATTCCATAAATCTGTACTAAAAGGTATTGCCAGTGGCTTAGGCATCTCGTATACGTCACTATCTAACGATTTAGAGGCAACTTCTTACTCATCTATACGTCAAGGCGCGTTAGAAGAGAGGGATTCATACCGTAGTATGCAGGGATTTATAATCGAGCATATGGTTCGACCTATTTATGAAGCGTGGTTATCAAGCGCTATGGAAGTAAATGCATTTGGCATCCCTCTTCGCCAGTATGAGCGATTCAGTGATGCAAGCGAGTTTCGTGGACGTGCTTGGAGCTGGGTTGACCCTCAGAAAGAGATGAATAGCGCAATTATGGGTCTTAAGAGCGGTATATTATCGCTACAAGACGTTGCATCTCAGTACGGCAAAGACGTAGAGGAACTGCTAGGTCAGATCCAAAAAGACAAAGAATTAATGGCTCAGTTCGGTATAACCTACCAATTAGAACCATATAATGCGAATTTCGCCCCTATTGGAGATGATGAAGATGAGTGAAGATATTAAAGATGATATCGTAGAGGATATTGTCGAAGAGGCCATTGAAGAAGTGGTGGAAGAGGAAGTAGCTGAAGAGGCTATTGATGACATGCCAGAAGAAAGAAAGTCAGGTGAAGTTAACCACCGTTCTATGGCTATTATTACTGACCCGATTGACGAAGAGTCTCGCACGGTCAAGATTGCTGTATCAAGTGAAGAGCCAGTAGAGCGTTCATTTGGTATGGAAGTGTTATCGCACGATGAAGAGCATATTGACTTGAGCTTCTTACGCTCAGGTCGCGCACCATTACTTTTAGACCACGACCCAGAAAAAGTAATTGGTGTAATAAAGAATGTCGAACTAGACTCAAGCACTCGTAGACTGCGAGCAGAGGTGCGCTTCGGGAGAGGTGCATTGGCGAGAGAGGCGTTTGATGATGTACTTGATGGTATACGTTCAAATATTAGCGTTGGGTATTCTATCAATGAAATGAAAAAGCGGGATAAAGACACCTATGTTGCAACTAGATGGTCACCCGTAGAGGCATCTTTGGTTTCAATTCCAGCTGATAAATCAGTGGGAGTTGGGCGTAGTGAAGAGCCTAAAACATACATTAAACCTACTATTATTAAGGAGTCAATTATGACTGACCAAGTAGACGTAGCATCAATTACTGCTGATGCAAAAAAAGATGCTCAACGCAATGCAAGTCAAATCGTTGAGTTAGGTATGCGCCACAACTTAGGTGACTTAGCCCATAAAGCAATTGCTGACGGCAAGTCTATCGAAGAATTCCGTGGTGTTGTTCTAGATAAAATCAGTTCAAGTGAAGCGTTAGAGTCACAAGATGTTGGTTTAAGCAAAGAAGAAGTTCGTAACTTCTCTTTCTCTAAAGCAATCTTAGCACTAGCTAACCCACGCGACAAGCAAGCTCAACGTAATGCTGAGTTCGAGTTCGAGTGTTCACGTATGGCTGAAGAGAAGTATGGTCGCACTGCACAGGGCATCATGATTCCAGCGGAAGTACAACGTACTCTTAACTCTGCAAATGAGTCTGCTTTAATCTCTGATGACTATCGTGGTGGTTCATTCATCGACGTACTACGTAACGCTTCAAGTGTTATGCAAGCTGGTGCAACTGTACTTAACGGTTTATCTGGTGACGTAGTCATTCCTAAGAAATTAACTGCTGCTAACGCATCATGGATTTCTACTGAAGGTGGCGATGCAACTGAGTCAGAAATGACTGTAGGTTCTATCCGTTTATCACCTAAGACTCTTGGTGCTTACACTGACATCACTCGTTCTTTATTGTTGCAAGATAGCATCGATACAGAGAACTTAGTACGTGATGACTTAATCCAAGCGTTAGGTTTAGCGATGGATAAAGCATGTTTAGAAGGAACTGGTGCTAACGGTCAGCCTACTGGTATCTTGAACACCGCTGGTGTTAATCAAGTTGCTAACTTCGCTGCTGCTTTCCCAACTTTCGCTGAAGTTGTTGGACTTGAGACTGCTGTTGCAGAAGATAATGCATTAATGGGCAACCTAGCATACATCTTAGGCGCTGGCATGTACGGTGCATTGAAGACTACTGAGAAAGCTACTGGTACTGCTCAGTTCGTTGCAGACGGTTCAGTAATGAATGGATATCGTTCTATTCTTTCTAACCAAGCAACTGCTGGTAACTTGTACTTCGGTAACTTCTCTGACGTATTAATCGGTTTATTCGGTGGTCTTGACCTTACGATTGACCCGTATACGCATAGCAAGTCTGGTACAATTCGTGTCGTAGCTCTACAGTCTATGGACGTAGCGATTCGTCATGCTCAATCATTCGCATTCGGTAACGATGGCGCGTAATTGAAATGCTCCCACTTCGGTGGGGGCAACTCTCTTTGGAGGTTGATATGTATTTAGTATTAAAAAACTGTCGTGCTGATGGCGTGGCGTTAAAAGCTGGTGATGTTGTTGAGCTGAAAGAAAGCACTGCAAAAGCACTTATCGATATTGGTCGAGTTGAAGTTACTACGGCTAAAGCGGAAGAGCCTACAGAAGTTGTTGTAGAAGACCGCAAAGAAAAGCCAAAGCGCACACGTAAGGCTAAATAATGTTAAACACTGCTGCTGATATTATATTTATGTTGAATGACTTCGGTGTCACTGTTACTTACACCAAAGGTGGAGAAAGTAGTGATATCACGGTGATATTTGATAACACCTACGAAGCTATTGACGTTGGCGGTGGTGTTCCCTTTGCTATGGCGCAACCAAGGTTCTATGCTAGGACTTCTGATTTACCTTTAGCTCAGGAAGGTGATATAATTACACTAGACGCAGTGAACTACATTATAAGATTGGTTATGCCAGATGGTACTGGTGTTACTGAGTTACAAGTCGAGAAACAGTAATGCATATTAGGCAAGCAATACGAGATAATGTAAAAACTACGCTAACTGGATTGGCAACTACAGGTGACCGAGTTTACGTCAACCGTATTTACCCTTTCATACAGCAAGTTTCCAATGGAATATTAATTTACACAGAGTCTGAGTCAACTGATTACTTAACTATGGGCAGACCTCGGTCACAAGAGCGCTCATTAACGCTAAAAGTTGAGATATACGCCAAAGCAACGGCAAACTTAGATAATTCAATAGATGATATTGCATTGGAAATTGAGAATGCGTTATACAATGACCCAAGTAGGGGTGGTGTAGCGACTGATACAATGATAATGAATTTTGATTCCGACTTTAGCGGTGATGGTGATTCGCCAGTTGGGGTTGGGATATTAGATATAGTGGTTAAATATAATTGCGTTGAAAACGCTTTAGGAGCATAAAATGGCAGCACATAGTGGTAAGTCAGGGGCAGTCTACGTTGGTTCAGTAGCTGTAGCTGAAATTAAAGATTGGTCTTTAGAAGAGTCTGGTGGTGTTGTTACTTCAACTACCATGAGCGATGAATGGGTTAAGAATGTTGCAACTCAAAAGTCATGGACTTCTTCTTTCAACGCTTTTTGGGATTTGTCTGCAAGTAATGGTCAGAACGACTTAGGTGTTGGTTCTTCTATTACATTGAACTTATACCCTGATGGTAACACTTCTACAAATACTTATTGGTCTGGCAATTGCATTGTCACTTCAGTATCTAAATCAGCATCTTTTGATGGTTTGATTGAAGCATCTTTCTCTGTAACTGGTGACGGTGCATTAACTGAGTCAACGGTAGCATAAGGTAAATTATGAAGTTAATCGAAAAAGCGGTATCGCATTTTAGCGCAAAGACGGTTCGTGAGTTTTACGTAGAAGAGTGGGAAACCAAAGTCTTCGCAAAACCATTATCGTTAGAAGACAAGTCCAAGTGGTTGTCTCGCTCAGATGGTGACACTGCCGATTATATGATCTACGCGATTATATTCGGCTTGACTGATGAGAAAGGTGATGCATTGTTTGATATTGGCGATAAAGTCAAGTTAAGACGCAATGTTGACCCAGAGGTTGTTACCAAATTAGCATCTTTTGTCCTTGAGACTCAAGGTGCTACCGAGGAAGACCGAGAAAAAAACTAATAGGGGATCAAGATAAACCGACTGAGCTTTATTTCATGTATGAGCTAGCGGAGCATCTTGGTCAACCCCTATCCACAATTCTCGAAATGACTATTGATGAGTACCATCACTGGTTCACTTTCTTGCGACTAAAATCTGAGCGTTCTAGGAGACGATAATGGCATCAACTGGTGATATGAATATAGCTTTCGGGGTAACTGGTGGCGATTCCGTCTCACGCGAAGCAAAACGTATTGAGCAGTCTCTTAATAAGTTAGTCAGCAAGATAGATCATCAAGCCAAATCTCTAGCTATGTCAGCTAGGGAGATGGATTTATACAAAGCAGCAACATTAAAGGCTGATAGCGCCACTGTCGGTCATATTAATGCTCTCCATGACTCTATAGATGCCCAAATGAGGCAAGCTAAAGAGATACAGAACACAATAGACAAATCCAAAGCAGAAGCCAAGCAGAAGCAGTTACTTGAGACGCAAGAGCGTGAGAGAGCCGATTCTATCAACTCTATCATATCTAGTTTGCAACGAGAGCAAGATGAGCTTGGTCAAAGCAACGATGAGATACAAATACGCAGAGCTATGATGCAGGGCGCTACTGATGCTGAGTTAAACCAGATTCATGCGATGCAACAGTCTATTGCAAGCCATAAAGCAAAGTTAGCAGAGCAGAAGAAGAATAATCTAGCCACTCAACAAGCTGAAAAGGCAGAGAAGTCACAAAAGCAGTCAATTGATAGATTAATAGACTCGCTAAATGAGCAAAAAAACACTCTAGGAATGACTCAGCAAGAGCTTGATGAGTACAAAGCAGCCCAAATGGGAGCTACACAAGCCCAAATTGAAGCAATAAGGGCAACTCACCAAGAAATAGAGGCTAAAAAGAAAAGCACCACTGCTGGCAAAGGCATGCATAACTCACTGCAAATGATGCGTGGTGGATTTGGTCAAGTTGGTCATCAAATTCAGGATATCTCAGTCCAGATGCAGATGGGAACTAATGGTATGATAGTTCTTGGTCAGCAAGGCTCGCAGATTGCTAGTTTATTTGGCGGAGGCGGTGCGATAATAGGTGCTTTTGTTGCCGTTGGAGCAGCAATATATACCTATCTTAACGCAGCTTCTGTTGAGGCTGAAAAGAAACTGAAAGAGCTTAAAGATGAATTAGTAGAATTATCTCTTACAGCCGAGGGTCTGGATAAGGGTCTTAGGGCAGTAGCTCTTGTTGAGACTGCCAATAAGATAGAATCCTTAAAAAACCAAGTTGGAGAGCTTTCTGAGGAGCTTGAAGACTCAAAGGATAGGGTTACTGCTCTTAAAGCGTATACGATGTTTGGTGAATCATTAGATAGACTGACTTTTGGCTTGTCTGCGCTTGCTGCTGAGTTCTATTTCTCAGACCAAGCTATGAAGGAGGCTAATCAGAATATAAAGCTAAATGCTTATTACACTGAAGAGCTAAATAAAAGAAAAGAAAAGCAATTAGAGATAGAAAGAAGATTAGCTGAAGGCGAAGCTGACCCATTCATGAAGCACGCGGAAAGCTCAGAGAAATTCCGCAAAAGACTTAAGGAACAACAGGAAGAGCTTGGCAAAACAGCCGACCAAATAATGATGTTAAATGCCATTAGAAACGCTGGTGGCGATAAAAAGGTCGAAGCTCAGAATATAGCGATGGTTGAATCATTCATAGCTGCTAGAAAGGCTAATGAAGACTTTAACGAAGCAATGCGAAAGTACAGAGAAGATCAGGAAGCGCAAGCTAAAGCCACCGAAGATGCCAACGATAAAATTGAACAGCAAAAGAATAAAAACTTAGAATTTGTAAAATCAATACAAATGAAGGCTGATGCCACAGGTAAAGACAAATACGAAACAATTCTTGCATCTGAAGCGTATAGCAAGCTAGGTGACGAGCAAAAAGAACTAGTTAAAATATCTATAGAGTCTTGGAAGGCTGCTGATGAGGCGTTAAAGAAAAAGACTGAAGAGGAAAGGTTAGCAGAACAAAAGATAGACACCATTGCTAGCACTATAGAATCGCTTACCAGAGAGAATGAAGTATTAAAACTTCAGACCGAACAGAAGTACACTGCTGCTGAAGCGGAGATATACTACACCCTAGCCAAGGCAGGGGCAACGGCAGAAGTAATCAAGGATACACTAGCACTTCAAGATAATATTAAAGCTCAACGTGAAGCTCTTGCTATAAAATCAGATAAGACCAAAGACCC